GATCAGTTTTATCCAGCCAGAAATTCACACCATCCGGTGCCGTGTCGAGCACGTCTGCCTGGTTGAACGGGTCGACGCTTCCATACACATACATGTCATGGATGCTTTTCATGCCGATGTCAGTCATGACAAAAGGAACACCACCAGTCACATAGGCAGTGTTCTCAAGGTCAACGCAGACGGCTTTCCAAACCATGTTGGAAACGCCGTCCACGTTGACTCCAGCCACCGACTGGCGCTGCATCCACCTGCCAGGGACCAGGCCGGCCTTGTAGCCGGTCGGCCCCCCATTAGCGGTCAGGGTCATTGCCATGCCAGTGCCTCTCTATCAAGCGGTCACGCCCTCGAGGCGTGCCTGGCGCTTGCGGTTGCTGATGGTGAAATTGCCGTACGACAGGACCTGAGCGTAAATCGCGTCCTGGTTGTACGGGCGGACGAACTCGGTCGGAGTCATCCAACGGCCCGAATGGGGACGCAGCTTCAGGTACTTCGTGTTAACCATGTAGAAGTCGCCACTGTTGACGTAGTCGTCAACGGTGACAGGCATGCCACGGTACAGAAGATTGTCGAAACCGGCGTCAGCGGTCTTCGGGTCAGCGAACCGCTGCTGCGGCTGGAGGAGCGCCTCGTAAGCCTCGTACACGGTCTGAGTGGTCAGACCGATATCCGGCTTATCCATGCCCTTAGCGATGGTGTTGTAAGCGTTCGCGACCGCCGCCAAAGTCAACGACCCGACAGCGGTCACAATGTGCGACCTCCACCAGTCGTTGTTCGCGTCGGTAGCGTCGATGCCGCCTACAGTCGTCACCGAACTGTTCTCATCGCCCACGAGATACTCGAGGCCATGCCAGTCCTTGTTGGTGTTACCCGTACCGTCAGACTGGATAGCCTGCTGGTTCAGGGTGTCAGCAAACGACTCGCGGAGCTGCATCATCTTCGCCTCGAGGAGATCAATAATCTCCTGCGGGCCAGAGTTCACAGCCTGCGTGTAACCATCGATCGTGACAGTACCGGCCATCTGACGGACCGGATACTCGGCGGCAGTGATGCCACCCTGAGCGGTCGTAGCGATGGTGTCGTACTGGCTGTACGAAGCGACAGTGTCGTTGGTGTCGTAGATCAGAGGCTGAGCCATCGTCCGACCACCAGTGTGGTAGCGGAGACGGTCGCCCATCTGCATCATAAAGAGGTACGGCTGTTCCTCAAAAATATTGTTGACAAGGGACTTCGTCCACTCCTCAAGCGTGGTCGCGGCGAGGGTATCGAAGTCCGCGTTACCTGCTACCATGGCAGGACTCCTTTCAAAGGATTACCCGAAAGGCTCAACCCAAAGCTTGCCGATACATATCGGCAGACTCTTGCGGCAAAGATTCAAGAGCTCGACGGACAGCGTCCATCGGAGTTACGGGAGGAGTTTGCGCCGGCTCTGGAGGAGCCGGGGTCGCCGTATGCGTCCCTGGCGCAATCGCATCCAGCACTTCGGCGCGCGCAGCAGCATCAGATCCCTGATGATTTGGCTGCTCGCCCAAAGACTGGCGGAAAGCCCACGAATAAAAAGCTTCGCGCACGTCCTGAATGTTCTTGTCCACAGCGTGGGCCAGAACAGCTTGACGGTCGAAACGATCCCCGAACTCGTTAGCTAGATCATCAATCTCCCGATTGACTCGAGCCATTTCGGTTTCACGCGCTCGGAGCTCTTTCTCCGAATCGTACGCGTTTTTCAACTCAGTGATTTGAGCGGTAAGCGATGCCATAGCTTCACTTGGTTCACCATAATCATCCATTGCCATACCCTCCTGGCCGTTTGAGGTTGTCACACCGAACCGCTCCTGCAAAGACCGAATAATGCTCACAGGATTCGCTTGCAATTCTGAAAAAAAACGTTCGTACTTGGCCATGTCTTTTTGGACAAGGTCAAGTTCTGTCATCGCCTTACTAGCAGTCGCCTGGTGAGCTACACCTCTAACGACATCCTTAAGGCGCATAACTTGCATTTCTCCGTCAATTTTGACTGGGACAAGATGCTCGCCATGTTCTTCAATTGTCAACGTTGGTGGGTTCGGTGAAGGCTGAGTTACCGCTGCTTCTTCCGAGCCATCCGAGGAGAGTCCTACCACAGGAGTCCTTTAACGAGGGATTCGGTTCCCCGCATTATGGACCAACTATTAATACAAATGCAACTATCCATATGCCAAATTAGCTGGCGGGGCTACATTCCTATCAGGGACTCCACCATTCGGCGCTTGAACGGCAGACAAATCAGAACCCAAACCAGGCAAACTCGCTTGCACTCCTTGCGGCATTTGCTGCGCATTGCCGCCACGCTTAATGAACTGAGAAGCATTAGGGACCGAGAACCCATACCGCAAGTAATATTCCATCAGCTTCTCCACATCGACCATTTGAAGAATCTGCGGGAACCCCTGGGCTATCGCCCCGATCCCCGCCATCATCTCGTTCACCGCACGCCGGCGTTGAGTCTCATTAAATGCAGTCGATGACCCTGGCTCAATAGCCAAATCGAAAGCGCCCCTAATATCTTTTGCCGTGTACGGGATGTAAAGCTCCTCGAGCTCGTCAGGCACCGACCCGCCAGCTTGCTCAATGCCACGTCGCATCCGCAACCCTTCCGAGGTGCCCAAAGCGATACGCAACGTCCGCTCCCGGGACATGTATTGCTGATTTAACTGGAGAAGCCGCTTCGCCGCCTCACGCATCAACGATTCCACAATCGACTGCTTCTCGCGCATACGGGACTGCGCACCATCGTTGATGATCGACGCTTCGGTAGCAGTCTGCGCCGACAACGCTCCACCGCCACGCTGATAATCGGTGACGCCCGTGACTTCGTTGATATCCGAAATCACTGTTGCTGACACGTTGTACAACTGCGGGTCAACTAACGGTGGAGAGATCGGCATGACAATGTCGTCTAGACGCTCACCCTGCTTCTTTTCGACCAAAGCAACAAGGTTGTCGTTATCCGAAGTCAATACGTGATGCAGCCCAGTCTGGCCGTCTTCACGCTTCACGTACTTCTTGTCTGCGATGTACTTCCGCCGGAACCGCTTTCGGTCATTAATCAGATCAGTGCGAGCAACGTTTAGCTCAATCTGCAACGACTCGATACGCTCGAGTTCGCCGATGCCGTAGAACTCGTCGGGGACCTCGAAATTGTTTCGAAAAATGAATGGGTGCCCGAAGTGGTGCGGCATCCGTTCCGGCTTCCGCAAAAACCTATCAGTTGCGTCTTCGCCAAAGATGCACCAAGTGCCATCTGTCAGATCGTAAAACTCCCAGACAATTGTCCACTTGATCCGCTGCCCGTGGTCAGGCGGATTAGGCGAAGACAACCCGCCGCCTTGCAAACCAATTTCGTCTGGCCCATCAGACAACGATTTCTTGTGTTCCCCCAAATCTTCCCGGGCGGCTTTGTCCCAGTCTTTTCGCTTTTCTGCCATGTCCATTCTGACCGGGACCCGCTGGGCGACCCACTGGGCGCGAGACAACGACGTCGCAGACGGATCAACCAGCATGTCGAACGGCGACACCCGCTCCAACGTCGACCGATCCTCCAGGATAATGCCGCCTTGTTCGGCGACTTGGCGCGCCAATTCTTCCCGAGACGGAATGTAATTGAAATCGTCTGCTGCCACCATCTGCGTCAACGGCCCCATTGAACGCTTCAAGAGTTCATCGAAACGGGTGTTATACCCTTCTCTTGCAAACGCGGAGTAATTCCCATCTGTTGGGAAATTAATTCCATTCGGCTCGTCTTCGGTGTAAGGAGTCAGCCGATAACCGGCCTTCAACCAGCAATGGCCAGTGATGATCAAATCATTGACAGCTTTGCGAATTTCGTCTTGGTGCGACCGGTGCTGCCACTCGTAGTTCACGACCTGTTCGCACAGCATCGCTTTTTGAGATTCTGTTTCGGTTCGGGAAGACACCGTGAACTTCGGGTTCCGCACCGTCAACGCCGACCGGATCACGTTCCCATTAGCGAACCCAATTGGGACATCGATCTCATGCCGGCCCGGACTGATCGATTCCCGGTTCTTGGCGTACATGTCCTTCAGGCGGATCCAAGTTTCGTGCCGGCCATCTTCTTTCAGTTGGCGCTTAGCTGCCGCAACTTCGGCTTTGTACATTGCCAAAAAGTCCAAATTCTTTTTGCTCATCTGCTCAGCCACCACGCACCTCTGCCCGCAACTTGTCAGTGATCTTCTTCAGATCTTTCTTCGCTTTAGCTTCTTTGTCGATCTTCGAGGTCGGCCCCGTGTACCGCTCCGGTTCGATCCCGGCAGCCCTGGCGTCAGCGACAGCTTGTTTCTCGAGCGCCCACACCGACGGGCCTTGCCGGACAGAACCGAACGTCACACCTTTGACTTTGCACCCAAAACACAAACCATGATTGTGTTCGTCAATGAACAATTCGCTGCATTGGCTGCACGCAATCATATTGTTTTCGCCTTTGGCCGGTTAGTCCACCCAGCAGTGTAGGCCCCCGTTTCACCGCGGCGCATTCCTGCTTCGTCTAACAACATTTCCCAGTAGGCCAGCGTGCCCTCAACAATTTCTTGCTCGGGAACCATTACTTCTTCATAAACAATTTGTTCCCTAGCGACACACACGGCAATCCCCAAAGACATGACAAGATCGTCATGAGGCGAACCTGAATATCTTTCTGATCCAGATTTCCCTATGTGTCTTTTGTATGCGATAAGTTCGCTAAGAGTGTCACCGCAATGGATAAGAATTTTGCCTTGACGTAGCGCTGCCCCGAGCTCGGTAACCATCAAATGTTTTGTGTCTTGTGTTGTTTGCCAACCAACGTTTCTTGTTACCGACTGAGATACGTTCATACGACGCTGCATGTACAGATTGGGATAATCAATAACATGAGCAAGCCGCTGCACTAAAGCCATGCCGTGAGTGTTCCGTTCTGGAGCTAGCAGAGCGGTGTTGTACCAAGTCCCCAGACGCCCCAACGTTTCTGCAAAATCCTCAATTGGTAGACGGTCTTTGAACCGGGCGACCACTCGGCCAGTCTCAACATCGATCACGTGAGCAGTCGAATAATCTCCCTCCGGGGAACCCGAAGCAGAATCTGCCCCAATCACATACGCAGCTTCATGACGAGGCAAACCCCATATTGCCAACGGCCCATCGTGTTCTTTGACAAATTGAGGAGAATCTGTCCCCATGTAAATGTTGCCTTCATGAACTGGTTCAAGGACTTGGACCCGTTCCATCAACATGTCGTAGTCAAACACCGAGTCGCCTGAAGCAACAAATGCTTCATCAGCTGTCGACGGGTACTCCTGGCGCAACTGCCAGGGTTCCATATTTTTTACTTTCTCCGCGTACCATTCTTCGTCGCGCTCGAGGGCCGTAGACCACGCAAAAAACAAAGGGGTGAAATCGTTTGCCCCGTTTACGGCAGCGTTCCAGAACCGGTGGAACCAGTCGCCGTAGCCTTTCGCCGTCGAGAACCCAATAATCTGACCGCCGACATCAGCGGCTGGCTCTACCGCCGCCCACGCTTCGGCCGGGTTATTCAACGACGCCCACTCGTCTACAATCACGCAATAGCCGGTGTAACCACGGGCAGGGTCGTCGCGAGACGGCAACGACAATATCAACGAATCGTTGTCAAAACCGAGCTGCAACTGGTTGTCCTGGCCTTTTACCAGTTTTGGGCCACGGCTTCGCACCCATTCCGGCAACCGCTTGTACCCATATCGGGCCATGGAAATGTAGCGTTTTGCATCTGACTGGGTTTTAGAAAGAGCGATGCATTCTCGCGATCCCCCGAAATAAACCAGCCAGAACAGGTACCCGGCGGCGAGCGTCGTCCACCCGATCTGCCGGGCTTTCAAACAGATTGCGTTTTCGCGTGCGACCCACACGCTTAACGCTTCGACCTGGCCTGGTCGCAGAGCAAACAATGTTGGGCCTAGCGGCGATTTGATGTACCAATAGTTCTCGAGGAAATACTGGCAGCCGGTGTCGGGGTCGGAGCATTTCCGCCATTCGACTTCTTGTTCGAGTTCTTCTCTGGTCGTCATCCGCTTTAGTTGCCGAACGTGTCCTGAATCAGCCGCTTCAGGATGCGGGCGTGATCCTTCAACTCTGCGACCGCCTCGGCCTGCGTCACGGCCGGGGCGTCGATAAATGCCTGCAGGTCTGCAA